AAGGCAGCTATTGTAACTTGTGCCGGCATTCTGACATCATACTTACTATAGTCACCAGCCAACACTCTTTTCTTGCCTTTCTTCATAGCACTTTGCCACAACTCTTCCCAGTCTAACCCTTCTGCATTGACGCCAACTGCACATTCAAAAGCAATAGGGTTCATTTGGATAATTCTAACAATTGGCAAAAAGTACATCCTTACAATCAACTGTAGGACCAGTGGGGCACTTTGAAACACACGTACCTTATCCTTAGTCAATTTTGTAGCTTCATCTTTCAGACACGCTTTCCAAATGAAATATGGACGTTCATCTTTCTTTAAGACTTCTATAGCCTTGTCGAATTCCGTCCAAACTTCGGGAACAAATGTTCTGGGCAATCCACACTCGGGATAATTCGCAGGATCTAATGCAATCAACAATGATGATTTTGACCCTGACAGTGGAAAACCTGGAGAGGTAGTGAAATTCATGGCATCAATAAATTTCTTGCCAATTATACCACTAACTGTCTGCACACGCGTAAGAGGACCAACGTCAAAAAGATCGGGTAATTTTTCTTTAATTTTCGTTGTAGTATTCTTCATACATTTGGTCGCCTTGACTAAAATGCTGCCCAAAGGTTCACTTGGGACAGCGGCATGTTCTAATGTAGCTTGATAGGGATAGCGTCCTGGTCCTTTCATCTTTGGAGGACCCCATTTTTGTGGGACTCCGAAATGTTTTTGGATCAAATCTGATATAATAGTAGGACATACATTGCTATGGGGCGTAGCTCTGCCAGTGGTTGAACCATATATCTCACAACTAGCACCTTCAGGTAAAAATCTGGTGGCGCTTTTAGCGTGAATATTTTGGTCCTGCAAAATGGGTTTCCCAAATGTTTCTGTGGGAAAATCACCCATTTGATCAGTGAGTTCACCACATGAGGCGGTGAGAACTACACTGTCAATTTTGGCAAGAGCTTGGATTGCCGAATTCACCTGTGCCTGTGTGAGAACACCACATCCACCAATATCTCCTTTACCACCTAAGTGGAAACCGAGAATTGTAGATCCTTTTCCGTCACTAAGCAATGGGGACATACACATACCACCTTTTGTACCTTGTGGCACTTTGTACAAGCCTCCGACAAATTGCATACCAGTGTGTCTTATCATTCCTGTTCCTCTGTACTTTGTTTTAATCATAGATATGGTAGAATTTAGTACTTCTCGAGTTAGGAGTAAAGCAGCAACTGCTGGTAGTTCAGTCGATTCAGGGAGAAAATGGCGAACATCACCAAAAACTCCACCTGAGGTAACAAAACACATCGTAAAATCTGTATCCGGGATATCATATGTAACTGATCTTGATATTTTGTCGCGGAAATGACTTCCAACATGCTGTGTAGCGGCTTTGGTAGTTTTGTAGCAGGTGATTTTAATATCCCCTTCATGGTAATTGACAAAATGTTTGGGACAATCAGGAAATTAGACATAATATAGAAACCTAGAGTAATCTTGTTTTTATCAGAAACAATGCCTACAATATTAGTTCTTACTGCATTAGACAAATCTTTTGCAACTGTTGACTTTGATTTAGCAGACATAGGGACATTCATTACTTCTGGCTTGGCCCATTGATTAACCTGATCATTCCGTTCATTAACTTCCTCCATATTCTGTGGGTCTAAACCCGTTTGTTCATCCAATTGAAAGCCATAATGTTTGTATACGGCAATGCCTAAAAGAGCAAGGCAAGCAACCGTTAACAAGCCATATTTCACTTCCCACCTG